GGATTGGAATCTGCATCGGTAGGTTCCCCTCGCCAAAACACCTTATGCTTTACTGGATTAGTCGAACCTACGTATAATTCCATTTTAGTAGGCTAAGATTAGTGGTAGAAGTCTTGAACTTCTTTCGGTGTTGCTAATCTAAAGCCATCCTCCTTGTCAAAGATTGCTTGAGCTTGATCTGGAGCCATGGCTACAAATGGGTGCTCTCTTGTAAATGTATGTCCTAGAATATCATATCTAAAGTTAGCTCGCTCCATTTTAACTAGAACAGCATCTTCAGATACAGGCTTCTTGGGATCAAATTTAGGTAATACTTCTTGAGTCATATCTTCCGCTTCTTCTTTTTCGCCTAGTGTCTTTTTATATACAGACCAGCTAACTCCTTCTTCTGAGAGTGCTGCAATAATGTCCGCTTTATTTTTTAAGCTTTCAATGTCTACGCCGAAGTCTTCGGCTATTTTTTTTAGTTCAGATACTTTTAATGTCTCAAATGACATGCAAATCTCCTTATTCTACGTAAATCAATTATAGCATTAGTAAATTAAAAGGAAAAGCCCCCTAAAAATTAATTTAGGGGGCTTTATTGCAGATCTAAATCCTATAAATTAGGAAGCGACCTTAACGTTCTTAACAACTACCCATGCATCAGGCTGCTCGATCTGTACGCCTACACGTGTGTATAGTGTGTACTCGATAGAGTCCTTGCGTGGCCAGAAGAAACGGTATACGGTTACGTCACGCTTGACACCAATAACTACGTTATTTGGGAATGTCAAGTGGATATCTCCGTGATTTCCTGTCTCACCTGAATAGTCGCCATCTTGTGCTTCTGGAAGAAGTGGAACTTCAACAATCGGAATACCGAATGCGAATGGTGCCACATAACCTGCTGGACCACCTAGTGGTGCAACATCTCCACGGATAATGCTTGAAGCGATATCCTGTGGGATTGTTTGGTTTGTTCCAATGCTGTTAGCATAGAGGAAGTCCTGGATCAAGTTCGATCCTGCGAGGAATCGAAGATCCGAACGACGCTGCTTATACTTACGTGGAAGAGCCTTGAGAGCTGAGTTGAATACTGCACGAGATACGTTAGCACCTGCTGCATCAACAACGTGAGCTGTAGCCTTAGCCTTCTTTACTACACCATCAAATGCCTTATAAAGGTTATCTGATGTGAGTGATGTGTTACCGTTAAGGATAACATCTTCAATGTCATTACCTGCCTGTGTTGCCATCATGCGGGCGATGTGATCTTCTAGGTCTGGACCTTCAATGTTGTCTTCTAGAGACTCTGTTGAAAGCTCCCAATCTAGACGAAGCTTCTTTGTTGTTAGCGAGATCTTTGAGAAAGTAACAGCAGCGTTTGCGCCTGTGTTATCTGCCTCGGTTGCAAGAACCATGAGCTTCTCACCTACACCAATACGATCAATTTCAGTGGTGTCTGCTCGCATGCGAACAGTACGAGCCACTTTACCAATTACAGTTGCGTCGAACATGTAGTCTAGGAAACGTGCAGACTGCTCAGGATTGAGTAGTCCACCCTTTTCGCCACCAGATCCACGGTGAATACCTGTGGTTGGAGCGCCTGTACCAGTCATGCCAGTTGATACTAGAGTATCTGTTGCAACTGCTTTTTCTAATGTTTCATTGCTCATTATTTATTTCACCTACCTTTTTAGTTGAAAATTTCTTGTACGGAACCGAGGAAAGAACCGTTCCATTTAGATTTCTTTATTGTTACTCCTTCAGACCCGCCAAGGTCAGAGGACTTCTTAATTGCAGTCTCGGATTCGACTGCGTCAACACGCTTTTCCACGCCCTCAATCGTGTTCTTGATATCTTCTACAGCCTTTGAAAGTGCTGTATGTTGTTCTGCCAATTCTGAAATTCGAGTATCCACGCTCTTGCTGAAAGTCTCAACAGTATCCTTGATTGCTGTGACTTGAGCTGCGTTTGCCTCAGATGCCTTGTTCAAAGTATCTGAGAAGAATCCCTTAAGATCACCGAGCATCTTTGCAAAATCAGGTTCATCAACCTCAACTTCTGATACGTCGGCTGCTTTTTCCAGAACTTCGGCAGGAGCGTCAACAACTGGTGCTTCATCAGCAACAGGTGCTTCTTCAACAGCAGGAGCTTCCTCGACAGGAGCTGCTACTTCTTCAACTGCAGGAGTCTCTTCGACTACTACGTTTTCTGTGTTTTCTGACACTTCATTACCTCCTTCTGCGTTTGCCTGTTTTGCAATTGTTTGTGTATCAGGCAACGGTAATCTTGTCTTCTTAAATGAAGCAAGAATTCTATCTATCTCTTTCCCTTTGTTAACATCATTACTCTCTACCCATCCGATCAAAGTTGCAGGCTTACCTGTAACTGGGGAGTCATACGATGCCTCTGTTGATATGAAAACAGAATCACTGTCTTCACAATAAAAAATATTCTCTGCAATTACTTCTGTCGCCATACCCTTAAATACTAGTTGTCCGTTCATCTTCTGAATAGACAAAACATTGCAAAGCTCGTTTGCTGGTGAGTCCACAATAGATAATTCCATTAGTGAATACTCTTTAATAAATCTTGTTACTTTTCCTGTAGACTTGTTAACTTCATTATCTGAGTCTACAATCTTTCCGCCGATTGAAAATCCTGTTAATGTTCCGTCTAAAACTTTTTCCCATGTATCTTGTGCGCCCTTAGATACATAAACATCTACATAAATTCCGCTGTAGAAATCTCCGCTCTTTGGATCGTAAAATGTTTCTGGTTTAAAAGATAACATCTTTCCAACTGCTGTTGGTCCATGCATTTCACGAATATTTCCACGGAAGCTATCAAATGCTTTTAAGCTTGCTTCTGCTGTGACAACGTCGCCTGTCTGATCTAGATTATCTAATGTTGCAAAACCAGAGACTGTGCGCTTTTCACGATTGACCTTTGTGAATGGAACGGACAGACTGATATTGTCGCCATTAGATGACCATAGAGATTTCTCAATATTCATATGCTTAATTATAATTTTGTATATATAAAAAGGCAAATAATCAGTTGAGTAGGACTACTCGACTTGTCTGCCTGCCCCTTGTTCATTTCGGCCTTCGCCAGAAATGTCTGGGGAATTGTTTTCTCGCTCTTGATCTCTTGTTCTTGTATTTCCAGCCTGAGACCTAATTTCTGCCTGCTGTTGTGGCTTTAATTGGACTGGCTCATCTCCACCATCTAGAGGAACCATGCCTTTTCTAACACGAACCTCATTTGGAGTAATTACCTGCATTCTCAAATATCTTTCATCAATTTTAGACTGAGTATCTTCGTCTGTAAGAGATAATTCATTGAATTTCAAGCTAAGGGCATCTGTCATTTCCTTAATAATCTTATTTAGTTTCTTTTCAAGAATATCCTGTGCTGGACGACATACCTGCTCTTTAAATGTTTTATCAGCATCTCGTGCTGCCGCCAAATTAATTCCTTCTGGAGTTCCAATTTTATTAATTGGGGTTCTGTGGGCAAGAAGGATTTCATCACGGTTCATTTTACGATATGTATTAAATGATGACTCTTGAGTTCCCGCCTCAACTGGCTCCATCTTAAATTCAGTCTTTGAATCTGGAGAATCTGGAGGAAGTGGAATATATAGAGATCTATGATTATTTCCTCTTAGACCTACCTGGAAAAATTCAAGGAGCTTACGCTCTGACTCTGAAGATAGTTTTCCACCTTTTACGGTAATAATATATCTTGGAACCGCCTTATTTTCAAAATAATCTAAGTTATACTTTCCAGCAAATTCGTTACCAGTCATAGCATTTGCTGCTGATACAATATCTGGAATTCCATAGTAGTTATTTTGTGGAGTATATTTCTTAATATGAATAATTTCATTAGGTCTGTCTAGACCGCCTGCAATTGGGTTAGGAGTTTCTTGATCTCCAAAGTTACGGAAGAATACAGCCTTGCCGTAAAGCAATTGAATAAATCCATCACGAAGACGACGCACACGCATTGTCTTTGCTGGAATATGTCCGATATATCCAATCTTGCCAGAAGTTGTTCTACCAATTTCTAGATAGCCATTTCCTGTTGCTTCGACATCTGTATAAAACTTAATTAATGTTTCTTTAAATGTTTCTTCTTCGTTGCAGTCCTCAAGCCATTCGTGTAAATCTTGGCGAAGACGATCTAATTTTCTACGTGCTCTCATTACCTGATCATCAGATAATTCTTCCATTGCATCAATGGTTTTGCGTGTCTCAATAAAATCAAAACCTAGGCCTACGATATTTGAAACCTTAGCATTAATTGCTGCATAGTTATATGGAGAGATTTCATAAATCTGAGACAGATATTCAAGGTTATATGGTGGCTCGATAAGGTCGAACATTGCATAGCCAGTGATAGCTTGTGCAAGTAGATTCTGTTGTGTTTCAGTTCCTTCGATACCGACAAATCGCTTCTGTAAATCTCTGTTCATCTTACGACGAAATGTTGAAGAAAGACCAGAAACCTTAGTTAGTTCTTCTCCTTCAATCTTAAATGGATCGTTAGTCTTTTGAACTGGCGCATTATTAAATCTTGTCCAGTCGTAATTTGTAGAGATATCAATCTCTTGAGAATTGTCGTCTTCAATGTGTTCCATTATTGACCCTTAGCCTTTTTCATTTCGTCTTTATAGTTACCAATATCATATGGGTCTGGGACTAATCCCCATTCCAGCCTTTGCTTCTGATA